GCGTCAGATGTGTATAAGAGACAGACATTGGGAACGCCGCCATTGCCTTCTCAGATCCTCCTAACTGGGCCCGGAGCCGCCGGGCCTGGCAGAGTCTCCGGCATGTGGGAGGTGAGCACTTGGCCAGAGAGGACATGATCCGAAAGGACATGGAACTGGTCGGAACCTACAACGAGATATTCGAGCCGACGATCAAGCAGCTGGCCAAGACGGAACGCGAACTCTCCCGCGCAGAGAAAGAGTGGAAGAAGCAGGGCGGACAACGGATCTGCACCATGATCAACAAGACCGGTGCAGAGTACACGGCCAAAAGCCCATACTGGACGGCGGTCGAAGATCTGCGCGCGACGGTGCAGTCGCTCCGCAATCAGCTCGGCCTGACACCGACGGGCCTGAATAAGGCCAGGTCGAAGCTCCAGCCGGCCGCGGCCGGAAACAGCAAGATCGAGCAGCTGCTCGCGGCGGCACACGACCACGCCGTTCAGCAGGGCGCACAGTATCAGCGCGACGTCGACGCCTTTGTCGAGTCGGTGCTCTCTGGGGAGTCCGGGCTGTGCGAAGACGTTGTCCTGTCCTGCAAACGGTATGTCGCGGATCTTGGTTCCGGCAAGTGGGATTTCCGCGCGGATCCGGCCAACGACATCATCGCAATCATCGAGCAGATGTTCTGCCACCAGCAAGGCGAATTCCTCGATGCAACGCCGCTGCGCGGTACTCCCTTCCTTCTTCTCCCCTATCACAAGTTTATTGTCTACAACCTGATGGGTTTTTATCTGCCGGATACAAAGATCCGGCGCTTCAAGGAAGCTGTGGACTTTATCCCCCGCAAAAACGTCAAGACTACCTTCGCGGCCTCTCTGGCCGGAGCTCTAGCCATGTATGAGCGTGCCTCCGGCTCTAAAGTCTATGAGGTTGGCGGCGCTTTGAAACAGGCGCTTGAAGGTTTTGACTTTCTCAAATACAACTTCAACCGCCTCGGCGTAACAGTCCGAGACGATCCAAACCAGGGGCTGCGCATCATCGACAACAACATGGAGCGGTCTATTTCCGGAGACATCGGCGACGGCATGATCTCGATCAACGCCCTTGCCGCGAACCCTGACAAGCAGGATTCCTTTAACTGCAACATCGTCATCGCTGACGAGGCCCACACCTACAAAAGCCCGCAGCAATATCAGATCCTGAAGGACGCAACCAAGGCGTACACCAACAAATTGGTCATCATCATCTCCTCCAACGGCCCCAATGCCCGCGGCTTTTTGCTCGGCCACTTGGACTATTGCCGGAAGATCCTGCGTGGGACCGTTACAGGTAACGCAGCGGACAGCATCTTCTGCTTCCTCTGCTCCGCGCCGACGATGGAAAACGGCGACGTTGACCTGCATGATCCAGCTGTGCTGAAAGCAGCCTCGCCTGGCTGGGGCTACTCCATCCGTCCGCAGGACATGATCAACGACGCGGCTATGGCCGCTGAAAACCCGGCGCTCCGGCCGGAGTTTCTCAATAAGTCACTGAACGTCACAACGAACGCGATCAAGGCATGGTTTGACATTCAAGAGTTCCGCAAGAGCGACGAACGATACAGTTGGAGCTATCGGCAGCTTGCGAAGCTGCCCATCCGCTGGTATGGCGGCACGGACCTCTCGAAACTGCATGACCTGACTGCCGGATGTCTCTTCGGCCACTACAAAGGCGTAGACATCATCATTCCGCACGCATGGTTCCCGCGGCCGGCCGCCATCGTCAAGGCGCAGCAGGACCAAATCCCGCTGTTCGGCTGGCAGGAGGACGGCTGGCTGGACATGACCAACGACAAGGTCACAAATCACCACGATGTGGTGCAATGGTACAAAAAACTGCGCGCCGATGGGTTTAAGATACGCCGCATCGGACACGACCGAAAATTCTGCCGCGAATACTTCGTCGAGATGCAGAAGGAACGCTTCCCCATCAAGGATCAGCCGCAGCTGTTCACACGGAAATCCGAAGGTTTCCGCTACCTGGAGGCCAGCGCCAAGAAAGGAACGCTCTACTACATGCACGCCGAACCCTATGAGTACTGCGTGCAGAATGTCGCCGGCATCGAGAAAGCCGACGACATGGTCATGTATCAAAAAATCGAGCCAAACCTACGCATCGACCTTTTTGATGCCTCGGTGTTTGCGGTTTGCGCTTATCTCGAAGATCTGACCGCCAGCAATAAGGCGGCAGGCTGGTATGACAAGAAAGACAAGGACGGTGATGCAGATTGAGAGTGAAGCCGCAGCGCAGAGGGACGGACCCGGCGCTGCAAAAATGGATGATCGGCGCAATCGACGCTGATACGTTGGCCGTTCCCGGTTATACCCGGTTAATTGACAGCCCGGATGTGCTTGCCGCCATCGGCGGCCTCGCTGATATCATCTCGAACGCTACGATACAGCTCATGCGGAACACCGATGACGGCGACGTCCGCGTTCGCAATCAGCTGGCGCGCTTCATGGACATTTCCCCGTGGCGGCACGGGACGCGCAAGGATCTGATCTCCTGGATCGTCTGGACGATGCTGACGACCTCGACCGGAAGTGCCTTCCTCCTGCCGCACACGGAGCGTGGCCTCCTGAGCGAGCTGGAGCCGATGCCAGGCGCGTATGCGCTGAGCGACGATAACGGCCTGACCTACTATGTCATGTGGCAGGGACGGCGCTATGCGGCCGACAGCGTACTCCATTTCAAACGCTGGCCCGACCCGGCACAGCCCTGGCAGGGAATCGGCCTGCGGATCAGTCTCCGGGATGTGACCGCGAATCTCCGGCAGGCGGCCGCCACGAAAAAGGGCTTTATGTCCGACAAGTGGAAGCCGAGCGTGATCGTCAAGGTGGATGCGCTGGCCGATGAATTTGCCGATGAGGCGGGACGCAAGCGGCTGGTCGATCAGTATATGTCCGGCAGCTCCGCAGGCGAGCCGTGGGTGATCCCGGCAGAGCTGATGGAGGTGCAGCAGGTCAAGCCCCTGAGCTTGACGGATCTCGCCATCAAGGACAGCGTGGAACTGGACAAACGCGAGGTTGCTTCCTTGGTCGGTGTGACGCCGTACATGGTCGGCGTCGGCAGTTATTCCGATGCGGAGCACAACCACATGATCCGCACCACGGCGGTCACAATCTCCAACATCATCTGCCAGGAGCTGACGCGGAAGCTGCTGATCTCCGAGGAGATGTATTTCCAGATGTCAACACGCCGGCTTTACAGCTACACGCTGCAGGAGCTGGCCAGCGTGGCCGACGATCAGTACATCCGCGGCCTGATGGACGGCAACGAGGCCCGCGATTGGCTCGGCCTCAGCCCGCGCAAGGGCCTGAACGAGCTGGTCATCCTCGAAAACTACATCCCTCGCGGTATGATCGGCAACCAGAAAAAACTAGAAGGAGGCGACGGCAATGCCGAATGAACGCCAGCAGCGGCAGGTGCGCTGCGTAGCCCAGCAGTTCCAGACGCGCTCGGCCAACGATGATTTGTTCATCGAAGGTTATTTCTCCGTCTTCAACAGCGAATACCCGCTTTGGGAAGGCGCGAGCGAGATCGTAAAGCCGGGTGCTTTTACCAATTCCGTCTCCGGAGATGTCCGGGCGCTCATCAACCACGATTCCAGTCTTGTGCTCGGCCGGACGAAGGCCGGAACGCTGACGCTGCGGCAGGATGAGCGGGGCCTCTGGGGCAGCATCAGAATCAATCGGGACGACGTTGACGCCATGAACCTCTACGCCCGCGTCCAGCGGGGTGACGTTGACCAGTGCTCGTTTGGATTTGACATCAAACGCGAAACCTTTGTGGATCTCGGCGACGGAAAATGCCGCTGGGAAATCGAAGAGGTCGATCCTCTCTACGAGGTGTCTGTCTGTACGTTTCCGGCCTACACGGAAACGTCCGTCAGCGCCCGCAAGCAGGATCTGGCCGAAATTGAAAAACGCCGCGCCGAGGCCTGGCGCAGCAACATGAAAAAGAAACTGGGAGGTACACAGTAAATGGCATTAAAAGTTTTGCTGCTGCGGAGCCGTCTTGCACCGCTGCAGACTGAGCTTCAGACGCTCGAAACCACGCGAGACGGCTTTGCGGCCCGCGAAGCGGAACTGGAACATGACATCGCCGAGGCGCAGACCGATGAGGAGCGCAGCGTCGTTGAGGCCGCTGTGAATGCTTTTGAGCAGGAGCGCAGCGCGAACGCCGCGGACATCACCCGTGTGCAGGAACGGATCAACGAGATCAACGAAGAAATCCGCAGTCTGGAAGAAGCGCAGACGCCGCCCGCATCTGATCCCCCGGCGGCAGAGCCGACCGGACCCACCAACACCGAAAGGAGTAATCATTCCATGCCTATCAACAACCCGGAGCGCCGCTGGTTCGGCCTCACCTATCAGGAGCGCGACGCGCTGCTGGCGCAGCCCGCCGTCAAAGAATTCCTGCAGCGCGTCCGCGAGGCGCGCAGTCAGCAGCGCAGCGTAAACGGCGGCGAACTTGGCATCCCTGATGGTTTCCTGCCGATCCTGCGCGATCTGACCTATCAGGAATCCAAGTTCCTGCGCTACTGCTTTACCACGAGCTTCCGCGGCACCACGCGCCAGAACGTTGCCGGTGTTGCACCGGAGGCCATCTGGACCGAAATGACCGACGCGCTCAACGAGCTCGACATTGACTTCTGGCAGCTGACGATGGACGGCTACATGGTCGGCGGCTATATGGCTGTCCCGAACTCCCTGCTGATGGATGACAGTGACCTGCAGCTTGCATCGACTATCCTTCAGGCACTCGCATCCTCGCTCGCAAAAGCGATCGATAAGTCCATCTGGTTCGGCACCGGCGAAAAGATGCCCGTTGGCATCCTGACCCGTCTGGCCGCAACCGCGAAGCCCGCATGGTGGGGCGCGCAGCAAGGCGATTTTACCGACTTGCATACCAGCCACATTCTGAAGCTCGACCTCTCCGCCAAGACCGGCGTCGAGTTCTTCCAGCCGCTGGTCTTGGCGCTGGCTTTGGCCAAGCCGGACTACTCCAACGGAACGGTCGTCTGGACAATGAACCGCAAAACCCATCTTGATCTGATGTCCCGTGCGCTGGCCTACAACTCCGCTGCGGCCATGGTTGCAGGAGTCAACAACACCATGCCTGTCGTCGGTGGTGAGATTGTTGAATGGGAAGTCATGCCGGACAACGAGATCGCAGGCGGCTTTATGAGCCTTTATCGCTCGGTCGAGCGCGAGGGCACGCTGATCGAATCCAATACAAATGTGCGGTGGCTTCAGAACCAGACCTGTTTTAAGGGTCTCCAGCGCCGCGACGGCAAGCCTGCCATCGGCGAAGCGTTTGTGGTTGTAAACTACGGTAACGCAACCCCGGCCACGACTACGACTTTTGGCAAGGACCTTGCCAACACTGCGATCGGCACTCTGATCGTGACGACGGCGGCCGGTAGCGGCGCGTCCGGCGACAGCACCGTGACGGTGGCTGGCAACGGCTCCGGCACGCTGAAGTATCAGGTCGGCGGTCAGGCCGTGCCTGTAGCGAACGGCGAGACCGTCGATAATAGCTGGACAGAGCTGCCCGCAAATAAGACCATCAAGAGCGCCACGACCGGCGCGACCGTCACCGTCGTTGAGGTCAACGCGGACGGCAAGGCCGTGGCCGTTGGCTCCGGCAGCGTGACCGCCAAGGCGTAAGAGAGGGGGCTGTGGAATGTCAGCAGACCTGCGTCTGACTTACATGAAGGTTGATCTTGGCATTTTGTCGTGCGCTGATCAACAGGATCTTTATATGCGCGGTCTGCTGACCACAGCCGAATCCTTTGTCCGCCGGCGCGGCATCACGCTGGCGGATGACAGCGACGAGGATGACATGCTGGTCGGCTCCGTGGCCGCGTGGATGTATCGTGCCCGTGGCAACACCGAGCGGGCGGCACTCCCCCGGAATCTTGACATCATGATCAAGGATCGGCTGTGCCACGAGAAAATGAGGGACGGCGGATGATCTACGACAAGATTTTGACAATCTACACGCTGCTCCCTGGTCGGTCTCCTGCCGTGCGCAAGCTCAAGGCCGTCAGCCAGCACTTTTACTGCGAGCGCACGGTGTACGCCTCCCGGTTTTACGCCGGGAAGCAGGCCGGGCAGAAGCTCGTGCGCATGGTGTCCATGCCGCGCAGCGTATTCGACGCGCCGATCGAGGCTGACCAATACTGCACACTGGAGGACGGCCACGTCTATCGCATTGACCAGGCGCAGCGCGAACAGGACGCCGACGGCCTCGACATCAACACGTTAAGCCTTGCGGAACCGGAGGGTAAATATGAGCTATTCCAAGATTGAAAACGCGCTCAAGACCGTCCTGCCAGATGCGGTCTACAAGGTACAGGCTCCGGAGACGACAAACGACGGCGAGCAGCTGCTCCGCTATCTGGTCTGGACGCCGACCGGCGAGCGCTACGCCTATGCCAACGGCCGTCCCTTCGCCACGATCTATCAGGCCGTTGTGACCGTGGCCACGCAAACCGAAGATGATACGCTCCCCGCCGAAGTCTCAAAGGCTTTGGCGGATGCGCATATCGCGATGCAGACGCCGGAGCACTCCTACGACGTCGAGACAGCCACCTACTACACGGACATTCCATGTGAGGTGATCTGATGGCGCAGATGGAGACCGACGGAATTGAAGAGGCCATCCGGAAGCTGAATAAGGCCGATCTGTTTACCGACGAGAACGTGAAACGGATGCTAACAGCTGGTTCCGAGGTCATGCTGACCTCTGTAAAATCTGCCTTTGTGGAGTCCGGGCATAACAGCCCCGGCCGACAGCGGCGCACCGGTGAGACGCTGCGGCATATCACAAAAGCCCGCGTCGTCCGGAAGAACAAAAACGGTGTCCCGTATATGTTCGTCACGATCCACGGGAAGGACAAACGTGGGCAGCGGTACGGCACAAAGGGTTTCGTGCTGAACTACGGCCGGCGAACCGGCGGCAAGATCCCGGCAGACTATTACTGGTCGACCGCGGTACACAACACCTGGCAGCAGGCCAACGACAAAATGTCCGACGTCGCTGCCGACATTCTGAAAGGAGAATGACATGCCTGAATTTGATCTTCGCGGCATGAAGGTCGCGAAATACAATTACGACAAAACGCAGAAAAAAATCAGTTATGACACGCCGATGTCCATGGGCGACGCAATGTCGGCCAACCTCGAACTCAAGTTCGCGGAGGGGCGTCTCTATGCCGAGTCCGCGTTGGCCGAGTACATGAAGAAGGTCACGGGCCTGACGGTCAGCCAGGGTGTAAAGTACATCCCGGACGCGACGCAAAAGTTGCTTTTCAAAGCGTATGAGCTGAGCCGTTCGGTCGGTTCCGGCTCGCCCAAGACCGTGAAGAGCATGGCCTACGGCAAGAGCTCGACCGGTCAGTACGTCGGCAGCGGATTCTATGCGCCGGATATGATCGACGGCGTGGAGAAGTTCACGGCGATCTTCGTCCACAAGACGCTGTTCGGCCCGCCCAGCAAGACGCTCCAGACCATGGGCGAGCAGATCAACTTCCAGACGCCGACGACCTCCGGCGAAGCCCTAGTCGATGACGCAGGCCACTTGATGGAGTGGGACTCGTTTGACACCGAGGCCGAGGCCATTGCATGGCTTGACGCCTGCTTCACGACGGAACCGACCGTCGTCACGGAGGGAGGATAAACCATGGATCTCCGTTTGAAAACGCTGCCGTTTGAGTATGGCGGCCACACGCTCCAGCTCTGCTGCAATTTCAACGTGCTGGCAGATCTTCAGGCGGCCGACGAACTGGATGAGATGCTTGATGAGAAGCGTTCCTTCCGGAATTTCACGCGGCTGCTCGCGGCGCTGGTCAACGAGGCCGCGAACGCTGCCGGGCTGGATCTCTCCGTCACGGATCGCGAGATCGGCCGTGCGGTGAGCTGGAAGGAGTTCCGCCGCATCCAGGGCGATGTGTTCGGCCTGCTGTTCGCAGCGGTCTTGGCTCCGGACGATGACGAGGCGGAGTCGACCGAAGAAGAAACAAAAAACGTGGAGACCAAGGAAGCGGCAGCGACGGCCTGAACTTCGCTTGGTATCTGAATATCTGGATCAATGTCCTTCATAACGACGAGGCCGTTTTCTGGCGGACAATGACGCCGGCGCGGTGCGTAGCGCTTTACCGTGAGTTTTTCAAGCTCATGGGCGCACCGGGCCGGCGTGTCGTTTCTGAGTCTCCTGCGGAGACGGAGAAGCCCGCCCGCTTGTCGTTGTCGGCATATCTGATGGGAGGTGGCGGTTGATGGCTGCCCCGAGTATCAACTCAAAAATCAAACTGGACGGCGAGCGGGAATACAAGGCTGCGCTGGCCGAGATCAAGAGCGGACTGAACGTTCTGAAATCCGAGCTGAATCTCGCGTCCGAGCAGTTTCGGGATAACGCGGACAGCGTCGAAGCGCTGACCAAGAAAAACGACATCCTCGACCGCACGATCCTGACGCAGAAGGAAAAAATCGAGCAGATCGAAAAGGCGCTCCAGTCCTCGGCCTCCGCCTACGGCGAAGCCGATGAGCGCACCAATCGCTGGAAAACGCAGCTTAACAACGCACAGGCCGAATTGGTCAAGATGGAGCGTGCATTAAAGGACAACGAGGACGCGCTCCAAAAAGCACAGAGAGAGGCAGACGGCACGACGACCGCCTTTGGAAAGCTGAAAAAGGCGCTGTCCGACACCAAGGAGCAGGGCGGCGGCATCAAGGGTCTGTTTGCCAATCTCAAGGAGGAGTTCTCCGGCAACGACGAGGTTGTCCGCGGCCTTGGCGACGCGCTGACGGATGTGGCCGGGAAGTTCGGCATCCAGCTTCCGGAGGGCGCACAGAAGGCCGTGGAGTCCCTCAACGGCATCCATGCAGGCGCAGCCTTGGCTGTGACCGGCCTTGGCCTTGTGGTCGCTGCGGTGATCAAGACCGAAAAGGCTCTGATCTCCATGACGAAGGAGTCCGCAGCCTACGTCGACAACATCCTCACGATGTCGCAGACAACCGGGCAATCCGCAGAACAGCTGCAGGAGTTTTCCTACGCAACGGAGCTTCTGGACGTGTCCATGGACACGCTGCAAGGCTCGCTGACCAAGCTGACCAACAACATGCAAAATGCCATCAACGGAACCGGGGATGCAAAATCCGCCTTTGAGCAGCTCGGCATTTCCCTGACAAACGCCGACGGCAGTATGCGCAGCGCAAACGACGTCTTTTATGACACGATCGACGCGCTCGGCGAGGTGCAGAACGCGACGGAACGTGACGCGCTCTCCATGGACATCTTTGGGCGGTCTGCGCAGGATCTCAACCCGCTGATCATCCAGGGCAGCGACACCCTAAAAGATTATGCGAAGGAAGCGCATGACGTTGGCTATGTTCTCGACAACGAAGCGTTAGAAGCACTCGGCGCTGTCGACGACGGATTCCAGCGGTTGCAAAAAACACAGGAATCTGTCAAGAACCAGATGGCTGCGGAGTTTGCTCCGTATCTGACCAAGGCGCTGGAGGACATCCGAGAGATGATCCAGAAGGTCGGTAAAGCGCTGGTCGAGTCCGGCGCGGTCGATGCCTTCGGCAGTATCCTCGAATCGTCTGTCGCGCTGCTGGAGCCGCTCGGTTCGCTGATCTCCGCTGTTCTTCCGGCTTTGACCGCAGCATTGAAACCGATCGCAGAAACGGTTGCCCTGATCGCAGACACGGCCAACGTTATCGTCGGTCTGTTTACGTTCAACGGCGACAAGATCAAAACAGCACTCGGCCTGAACGCCAGCTCCGGCCAGCTCAGCAACATGCAGCGTGCCAGCGGTGCCTATAACGGCTACCGCTATTCGCAGTCTGCGGGCTGGATTACAGAGGGCACCTACACGGACGCGGAGCTGCGGTCGATGTACAACAGCGAGGTTTCCGCTGGGACTGCGCAAGGGACCTTTGAGGCGTGGAAAAATGCCGGGTCGTGGCGCAGGAACGCCAGCGGCACAGACTGGTTCCCCGGCGGGCGGACGCTGCTGAGCGAGCACGGCGCGGAGACCGCGATCCTGCCGCAGGGCACGCGCATCCTGACCGCGCAGGAAACGCGCCAGTCCGGCGGCGATACTTACAACATCACGATCGACGCCCACACGGTGCGGGAGTTTGAGGACATCCTCCGCATCGTGCAGGATCGCCGCAGAGTGGTTCGGATGGGAGGTGCGACAGGATGAGCACGCAAACCTTGCAAATGGATGTGTTTGCATTCTGCAACGAAAACGACACGACCAAAAATGACCATACAAGCTCAAGTGTGCTTCTCTCTGGGGGAAACAGGCTTTTTTGTAAATTTTCTACGAATGGGAATTATTCGTGGAAGTATAACAGAATTTCTTATATCTCTGCGGAACTGTATATAGCTTCTATAACGGAAATTCCGTCATATACTGGGTATTGCACATTTCAGGGCGGAGTTATGGATAAAGGCTATGATGTCAATACCGTAACTTTTTTCAATATGCCAAGTCGCGGGACGGGAACAGCTACTTCCCCCAATTTTACTGTGGCTGGCAATGTGTCACTGGCATTGGTGAAAAACCCAACGTACATCTACCATCGAATTGTATTTATAAATGGCGTGGAATTCCGCTCTGGATTTGGGAAATTTTCTGTCTACACACCATCTGGCGCATATAAGCCGAAACTGACCCTGACAATTGATGATTCTGATATTGTGAAAATGTATGCAAATACATGGGCGTCAAATTTCGGCGGGAAAACCATATCTAAAACAGCCGGGGCCGACATCGAATTATCTGTTCCGACAACACAATCTGGACTTTGCTATGCAGAAGTTTATCAGACAGGTATTTCCGTCATTTGGCGTGATGTAGGCTCTACTTCTGAGCAGGAAATACAAATGGCCAACGGCGCTGCCCAGCAACTTGTAATCCCAGCTGGTACATTTTCAGGAAAATCGCAAGTTCAGATTCGGCCTAAAATCACCAGCAATAATGGCCAAACCAGCACTGCGGACGCATGGTTGACTATCACCCTGCAGGATGAGAAATCAACAGCCGTTCCAATTAGCCCTGTCAATGACATTATCGATAAAAATGCGGATGCTGTTTTCCGCTGGGCACACGTCATCACAACTGGTACGCCGCAAACGAAAGCCGAATTGCAGATTTCGGACAATGGTACGGTCTGGACGGCGCTGGCCACGGTGACTGGCGCAGATACATATTACACCGTAGCAGCGGGCAGCATCGAAACGGGTACGCATTTCTGGCGAGTGCGCACTTACAACGGCGACGGTGTCGCAAGTGATTGGAGTTCGGCCGCAGAGTTTATTTGTGTAGGCACACCGGATGCGCCGGTGGTTTTAGTCCAATCGTCTACTCCTAGGCCGTCCGTATCATGGCAGACGACGGAGCAGCAAGCCTACCAAGTCGAGATCGACGGCGTCTATGCCTCCGGCACGCGCTTCGGAACCGGAAAGACGTGGAAAGCCCCATTTTATCTGGCCGATGGCAGCTACACAGCGCGCGTCCGTGTGCAAAACGAATACGGCTTCTGGTCACCGTGGGGCACGGCGGCGCTTCCGGTCACGAACGTACCGGGCGGCGCGATCACGCTGACCGCCGAGGGCGGCATCGAGGCGGCACTCAGCTGGACGCCGGGCAGCTTTGACTACTATCTGGTCTACCGGGACGGCGTGGCCATCGCGAAGGTCACGGAACCGAGCTACACCGATGCAGCCAGCATTGGTGGTGTGCGCTATCAGGTGCGCGGCTGCTACGACGACAGCGACAACTACAGTCTGTCCGAGGCCGTGGAGGTCACGGTCAGCACAGACAAAGTCCGACTTTACGACATGGAGCGCGGCGAGTGGCTGCATTTCCTCTATGATTCTTCGGCACACCGCAGCACGGGCCTGAGTTTGTCCCAGGACATCCAATATGTCCAGCTCTCCGGGCACACCTACCCGGTCGCCGAGCGGAGCGAATTTAAGTCCCGCGCGCTGCAGATCACCTGCGTCTGCGCGGACGACGCGGAGCGGCAGTCTCTCAGGGCACTGCTCGGACACCTGACCTGCTGCAAGACGCCGGAGGGCAACATGACCATCGGCTACCCAGCCAGCATCACGGAAAACTCTGACGATTTCTTCAGCACTTACAGCTTTACCATCGAACAGATCGACCGAAAGGAGGAGATCAACATTGATTCGTGACGTCTCCTACCACGTCAACGTCCTGCGCAACGGAGCCGAGTTTACCCGGCTCCATTGGCGCAGTGGCGACAACCCAAACATCATGGTCAACAAGAATGCCGAGATCAAAGGCAGCTTCTCCGGGCAGTTCTACGTGCCCGACACGGTCGATCTGCTGTCAGACGAGCTGCAGCCCGTCATGCGGCTGAACGGCGTGGAGACGCCGCTGGGCGTCTTCCAGACGGCCACTCCGAGCCGCGCGACCGACCGCTACAACACGGTCATCCAGATCGAGGCCTATGACCGCTGCTGGCGGCTGCAAAACCAGCGCACGGAGAACATCCTGCACATCGCCGCCGGCACGTCCTATATCACGAAAATCCGCCAGATGCTCACGGAGGCCGGGATCGGGCTGGTCATTGCGGCTCCGTCCACAGCCACGCTCCAGACCGACCGCGAGGATTGGGAGATCGGCACGACCTATCTGTCCATCATCAATCAGCTGCTGACCGAGATCAATTACAGCGATGTGTGGTTCGACGGCAGCGGCATCGCGCATTTGGAGCCGTATGAACAGCCCAGCGCCGACCGCATCGATCATGCCTATTCCGATACCGATGTCGTCCACGCGCAGCCGATCGGGCCGGATCACAACGACGAGACGGACATTTTCAATGCGCCGAACGTCTTTGTCCGAATTTGCAGCAACCCAGATCTCGACGCCGATATGGTAGCCACGGCGGTCAATGAATCCCCGACGTCCAGCACGTCCACGTTCAAACGCAAAATGCGCATCGTGGATGTGCAGCGTGTGGACAACATTGCGAGCCAAGATGAGCTTCAGGCCGCCGCAGACCGCGCCCGGAACGAGTCCATGTTGGCAGCGCGAACCATCACATTTCAGACACTCAACGAGCCGGGGCACGGCGTCGGGGACATCATCTCCATCGACGACCCGGAACTGGCCGGGATCTACGAGGAGACCGGCTGGTCGCTGACCATGGCCGCCGGCCAGATGATGCAGCACACAGCAAAAAGGACGGTGATTGCATGATGGATCTGTTTACGGCCACGCTGGAGAGCACGCAGGAATCGCCGCTGCTCTCGCTGGCGACCATCGGCGCAAAGTACACGGACGGCGTCTCGCTGATCTTCCCCGGCCAGACCGAGGCAACTGCGAAGCACTACCGCTGCAATCCGGACGTCACCTTCGCTGCGGGCAATCGCGTCCTGATCGCCCGCGTCAGCGGCAGCTATGTGGTGCTGTGCAAGGTCGGCAAGCCAAAGTAAGGAGGTAGCTATGAGCCTAAAAATCATGCAAGGCGACCAGTACGCCATTGTATTTACTGGGACGCAGGACGGCGCTCCGCTCGACCTATCCAAGATTGAGATGATCGAGTTCATCGTTGGGAAGCTGCGCAAAATCTACCCCGGCGAGGTCACGGCGAACGACGGGAAGTTTTACTTTCCGCTGACACAGGAAGAGACGCTGAACTTCAAATCGGCGATGCAGTCGGTGCAGATCCGGGTGAAGTTTCTCGGCGCGGAGCCTGTTGTGGTCGGCGTTCCTCTCGGGGGCATCCGCGTTACAGACGCGATCAGTAAGGTGGTGCTGTGATGGCGATTCCATTCAACATCAGCGAGAGGCCGGAGATCGCCTTTTCCATTGAAAATGTCAAGGCTGGTCTTGGCGGCGGCTCCGGCAACGTCTCATCTGCGCAGATCAACACCATTGTAGTCCTCGACCGGGCAGAATATGACGCACTGGCCGTCAAGGATGCAAAGACACTGTATCTGATTCGGGGGTGACGGAATGATCACAGTCGGAGAAGAACAGCTAAAGGAGTTGTTTGTCGGTGAGATGGGCATCAAGAATGCCTGCATCGGCGAAGAACCCATCTATACCCGCCAGGGCGGATATTTATACATCGAACTGAACGAAAAGAAAGGGGCATAACCTATGGCAAGTTTTTTCAATCTAATTCTTGATACGCTTGCACCGTCTGGGCTGACGCTGAAGCTCAACGGCGGCGCGACGTATGCAACAAGCAACACCGTAGCCGCAACGATCACGCTGACGGATGAAACCAAGACCGGCTACCAGATGAAGCTCTGGGGCATCAAGGCGGCTGCAACGGAAGCGGACGCATCGTGGGAGACCTTCGCGGCCAGCAAGTCCATCATCCTGACGGAAGGCGATGGACTGAAAACCGTACATATCAAGGTGCGGGATGACGTCGGCAACGAAACGGCTGCGGTCACAGCGTCTATCACGGTCAACACTGCGGTTCCGGTGGTCACGATCACTGGCCCCGACAAGACCAGAATCTCCAAAGTCTCCGGCTTCGACACCTGCGCGTTCTCCTTCACGTCCGATGTGGACTTCGAGGAGTACACGGTGCGTGTCGTGCCGAGCACCAGCAGTCTCCACGACGCCGGTACGCAGATCCCGACCACTGGCGGCTCCGCAAACACTTCCGGCAGCAAGGGCGGCTACAAGAAGGCCACGGCGATCAATGTCACCATCAAGGGCGCTGACCTTGCGACTGCCTCCTCCGGCGACGGCACGAAGATCATCAAGGTCTTTGTCAAGAACGCCGCCGGGACTTGGAGCGTGGCATAATGGCCGCGCCGGGGCTGACGTTCACCATCACGGGGAATAAGATTTCGGCAGTCTCCGGTTTCGATTCCATCACCGTCAAGTTCTCGTCGGACATCGCGTATCAAGTATTCGAGTGCCGCGCGACGAAAACCGGCGAGGACTGGGGGCGAGGGAAAGGGGCGCTCATTGCGTCCTTTTCCCAGACCCCGGCGGGGACGGAGCGAACCTTTGAGGTCTACGACGATTTCCTCCTGAATGGCGACGGAGAATATCGAATCTCCCTCTACGCACAGGGGGCGGACGGAAGCTGGAACGATAACTATGGTTTTGTGCCGTCCGGCACGACCAAGACCATGCTGACGGCAGACGGCAAGGAATTTCTCTGCATGAAGGAGTGATTTTATGGCAGACCAGTACAACAGTGCGCACACTGGCGCAGAGATCGATCAGGCGGTGTCTGACGTCCAGAACAACAAGGCCGCATGGAGCGCGAAGGAGCTGCCCACGGTTACTGCTTCGGACAATGGAAAATTCCTGCGAGTAGTAAATGGTGCGTGGGCGGCTGTAGAGATCGCGAACGCGAATGGAGGTAGCTTCTGATGGCTGAGCTTTTGACAAATACAACCGACCTGACAAAGATTGCATCAGCTATCCGGGAAAAAGGCGGCACATCTGACCCACTGGTCTACCCGGACGGATTTGTTATGGCCATTCAGGCCATTCAGACCGGCACGGAATTGAAGATCGTCGTGTCTGTGACATCTGGTGCAACTGTTACCGCGACGAAAGGAAGCAAGGTCGTGAGGGGCACATCAGTCAATGGAACGTGTACGCTTACTGTGCCGGAGGCCGGTACATGGAGCGTATCTGCAAAACTGGGAATACAGACTTCTGACACGCAAATGGTTAGTCTTGCTGATGAATACTCGGCAACGCTGTTGTTCTTGGGACCGTTAAATGACAACGATTGGGAGACCATTCGTTCTGTCTCAGATGCAGGACAAGGCGCGAACTATTGGAGTGTTGGAGACCGCAAAGCGGTCACACTGAACGGCACAGTTGGTGCACTGACACTGTCTAACTTCACGACGTATGCGTTCATCATCGGATTCAACCATAATTCCAGTCTTGAGGGTACAAACCGCATCCATTTCCAACTTGCGAAGACCGCCCTCTCCGGCGGTACGGACGTTTGCTTCTGCGACAGTTCCTATAACTCGACCGTCTCGGTGACCGGCTATTTCTCCATGAACAGCAGTCAAACAGCCGTCGGCGGTTGGGAAAGCTCACAAATGCGTACAAGCATTTGCGGAACGAGCCTCTCGAGCTATTCCGGGACGATTATCGCAATCATTCCTGAGGCGCTCCGTGCGGTGCTGAAATCCGTGACGAAGTACACAGACAATATGGGAAACGGAGACCCGACCGCAAGCGCAGTCACAGCAACAACAGATTACTTTTTTCTGCTGTCCGAGTACGAGGTATTCGGGAGAAACGCACGAGCAAACAGAAACGAAGGCACCAAACAAGCGCAGTACACCTATTATTCCGCCGGAAATAGCAAAACCAAGTACAAGCACAGCGCGACAAGCACAGATGCCGATTGGTGGTCCCGTTCACCTCTTTCGGGAAGCACCACGCAGTTCGTGCTTGAGTCCGGTCAACGCCCCGTGTTTGAACGCGCGAACTATTCGCTCGGCTTCGCGCCCGGCTTCTGTGTATAGGAGGGAATTGTGGATTACATCACATACAGACGCTTCAAGGGGAAAAGTCTTTCTGGAGAAGTCAACATTCCATTCGGCACAGTCTTACAGGAACGTGATGGTTTCCTCTATCTCAGCGAAAAGCCGATCTGCTGCGTGACGAGTGAAAATGGCTGGGAGCACTTCCGGCCACTGACCGATGAGGGAAAATACCGGCAGGATATGCTAGAAAAGCTCTACCGCTGGTATACAAAGCACGGATGCGGTGAGGACTTTGTAGATGAGCTGTGGCCGGGACAGGAAAACGGCTACTGGAAGAATCGGCTGCGGACGGCCAGCACGGAACGATTGGAGAAAATCTATCAAGAGAAATTTGGAGGGACACCATGTATGCAGTAAAAAAAGAGGGTGCGTTTGCCGGGTATGCGGACAGTATTGTGCTCATCCGACTGCACGGCAACGGTTGCTATGTACCGTGCAAGGAAGATCAGGCCGAGGGCTTTTGTGCGAAGATGGCCGTGACGCTGACTGACGAGGACGGGAAGGCGTATCAGGCACTTTCTGACACGGTGTTCCGACTGGCGGGCAAGCTGCTGAAAGGCACGGAGCCAGAGGGCAGCTATGAAGAGATGGGCGCGGCACTGCCACTGACGGATGCAGAAACAGCGGCGAAAATTTTACTTGGGGAGGCGGAATGACGATGACCTACACAGAAAGAGCTAGAGCATTGCGCCCCTATATCGTAAAAGCGAGCGCCAGTCTGACGGACGCGGACGCCTTAAAGGCGATGGAGCTTTACCGACGCTGGGAACCTGGTCTGGTTATCAAAGCGGGCGACCGACTTGTGTTCCCGGTCAATGGCACGGACAGGCTGTTCCGCGTCAACGAAGGACAGGCGCACACGACGCAGGAAGGTTGGGAGCCGGACAAGACACCGGCAATGTTTACGGTCATCGACGAGGAGCACGCAGGCACACAGGACGACCCCATCCCCGCCGCGAAGGGCATGGAGTACACCTATGGCCTCTATTACGCCGACCAGGAGGACGGCAAGCTCTACCGCTGCGAACGGACAGGCGAGCAGCCGGGCGGCAAGGTGACGCTGCAGTTCCTGCCTCATGAGCTGGTGGGGCTGTATTTTACCGAAGTATAAAGGAGAAAAGAGATGGACGATGGAATTCAGGCAAAGATCGCCGAAATCGAAGCCCGCAGCAAGAGCAACACGCACCGCATCAACGACCTAGAGGAGGATAACCGGGCGCTGCATCAGCTGGCGACCTCGGTAGAGGTGCTGGCGACGAAGCAGGAGACGATCGAGGCCAATATCAGCGAGATCAAGGATGATGTGAAGAGCCTCAAGGCCATTCCGGGCGGGAAATGGGAGGCGCTGGTCAAGGCAGTCCTCACGGCCATTGTGGGGGCGCTGGTCGGCTTTGCGATGGCTCATGCGGGGGTTGTGTAATGGAGACTTCAAAAAAGCTGCTGATTGGCAGCGCGGCGGCAAGCGTCGTTTGCATTATCCTGAATGTGCTCGGCGTGCTGAGTGTGGAGGTCACGCTGGCAGTCATCGGATTTGCGACGGCGATTGGGATGTTTTACCTGTGGAAGGCCAAGAACGAGAACCGAAGCAAATACGCAATCAAGTACATCGAGCGCCTGCCGGAAACGTATACGGCAGAGGAAAAGGCACGGTTTTTGGAGATCGTGCTGAAGGATTGAAAGGAGTTACTTATGAAAAAACTGTTTATCTCTCAGCCCATGAAGGGCAAGAGCAAAGAAGAAATACTTGCAGATCGCAAAGATGCACTCCGGTGCGCGAGGGAGATTGTCGGGGATGAGATAGAAGTTATTGATACATATTTCGAGACGCACCCGGACGTGCAGAACACGGCGCTCTGGTGTCTCGGTCGGTCTTTGGAGCTGCTGGCGACGGCTGACGTTGCGTACTTTGCCCCCGGGTGGAAGAACGCCCGCGGCTGCAAGATTGAGCATATCTGCGCGGAGCAGTACGGTATCAACATCGTAGAAGCGTGAAAGGAGTACATAACATGGAAAAGATCATGAAACGGCTGTCGAATCTGCTGAGCGTGAAGTCGCTGGTGACGCTGCTGCTGACGGTGGTGTTTACGGTGCTGGCGCTCCGGGGCGACATCACGGGCAAGGATTTCCTGACGATCTTCCTGATGGTCATCACGTTCTATTTCGGGACGCAGAGCCAGAAGGCACAGGACGCGATGGATGCGAAGGGTGAAGACAATGGCACTGAAAATTAACGATAACATTAGGGCAACGAGAGTGGGCGGCAGGCGTCCGCTCTCGGCTATCCGAGCCATCGTGTTCCACTACACGGCCAACACCGGCCTGCACGCGACGGCGCTCGGCAATGCCAGGTATTTTGCAAACGGCTCCGAGGGACGCGCTGCGTCGGCACATTTCGTGGTCGACGAGGGCGATACCGTTTACCAGTGTGTGCCGCTGGACGTGGTGGCGTGGGCCGTGGGCGACGGCCAGAGCGGAAAATTTGGCAAGGTGTACGGCAACTACAACACGGTATCTATCGAGATGGTGAGCCACACAGACGCTTCTGGCAAGTACTACATCCCGGAGGCGACGATGAAAAATGCGGCGCGGCTCTATCAGATGCTGCTGAAGCGGCTGCCGAACGTGCAGGCCGCAATCCGGCACTATGATATTTCGATGAAGCTGTGTCCGCTGCCGCTCATTGATGAAACGAAGTGGGAAGCATTCAAGAAGCTCTTGGAGGAGGTGGACGAAGTGGTAACAAAAGCAAAGATGATCATTGACGGCAAGGAGATCGAGGTCGAACGCATTTTGAAGGACGGCACGAATTACATTAAAATTCGCGACATCGCAAAGGCGCTGGATCTTGAAGTGTCGAACAAGGGCAATGTCCCGATCCTGAATCATAAGCAGTAAAGCCCCGTGTGCCGCGCCACCCGGATTGGAGGTGGTGACGATCAGCGCGAGGGTGCGGATTCCGGATGACTTGACCGGCCTGCTGCAAGGCGAGTGGGAGCAGATCATAGAACAGGCAGGCTACAGTGAGCAGGACGCGGAGATCGTCCGGCGCTATGTCATGGACAAAACACCGCAGATCGAAGTCGCGGTGGAGCTGGACATGGCGCGCAGCACGATCACCCGCAGACTGCCGCAGATCTACGCACGAGCGCGGCACACGGCAGCAAAGCTGCAGATGATAAACGAGTAACAGATACAAGATATTGTGACGGTACAAAAGCCCCCGGCAGGAGTGATCCTGTCGGGGAGTTTCCTCATGTTGTGTTAAGAAAACAAGAACATTTTATTAAATTTTTCTGAACATATTGACATTTCGTAATATGAAGTATATATTGATGGTGCAGGCAGAGATGCACTGTATACCCGTGTAACCGAATTGACGTTTAAGCGATATGTAATATCGTCGGCCACGGGGAAGCCGCCTTCGGGCGGCTTTTTTTGCATGAGGTGTCGAATTATGAATATATTCGTCTACTCGGATGAATCAGGTGTCTTAGATAAAGCACACAATGAAATATTCGCGTTTGGTGGACTGGTGTTTTTGTCGAAAGATGAAAAGGACATCGCATCGAGAAAATACCATGCAGCAGAACGCTGTGTCAGAAAACATGGCGGGTATTGGGACATGGAAATAAAGGCGTCCACGGTTGAGGGCAACGAAAAACGGAAATTGTACCGATCTCTGAACAAGTTTTATAAGTTCGGTGTGGTAGTCGATCAGCAGACTGTTCAGGACGAAATTATGAAAGACAAGAAGTCGAAGCAACGCTATCTTGATTATGTATTCAAGATCGGCGTGAAGCGACTGCTTGAAGAACTGATTAGAAGAAATCGAATCGAGCAAGGAACTGTGGAAAATATGTATTTCTTTGCCGATGAACATTCGACATCTACAAACGGATTTTATGAATTAAGAGAATCACTCGAAGAGGAATTCAAGAGGTGGATGTTCGCACGAGATTATTCAAGATTTTTTCCACCTCTTTTCCCGGAAGTGCAAACAGTTTCGTTAGAGTTTTGTAATTCCGCAAGCGTAATCTTGGTAAGGGCTGCGGATATAATCGCAAATAGGATATATCATGACGCGATAAGCGGAAAGTGCCAGAACAATTTTGATGACGATTCTAACAAATTGTTTATTACAAGACTTCCACCGCAAAAAGACTAATAGTGTTTACATAGCCCATGCAGTTCACCGCTGCATGGGCTTTTTCTATTTGCGTCAAAAATGCGACACAAATGCGTCACTCATGCTACCTTCGTGCGTCCCTTAGAAATTCAAAATCCCTCATACTGAACGTAGGAACTGGCCAGTTCACTACATTTTTTGGAGGGAAACTCTATGGAATACGCAAGCAACGGCAAGGCCAATGCGGCCCTGACCACTGGTATCATCGGCACGGCGGGCGTCGGCCTCGGACTGCTGGGCAACCTGATCGGCGGAGGCTGGAACGGCTGGGGTGTAAATCCGGCTGCGGTGGCTGCGGGGTGCAGCGAGAACACGCCGGTCACGCGCTATGAACTCGAGCGTGAGCAGCAGCTCGCGCAGAAGGACAGCGAGATCGCGATGCTCAAGTCGAACACCTACGGCGATCAGAAGATGCTGGAGATGTACGCTTACATCGACAGCCAGCTCAAGGACGTGCGGAAGTCCCTGTGCGATCAGGCCGTCCACAACCAGCGCACCGAGGACAGCTTCGCGCTGGCTCGTCAGGACATTGCATCGGTCAAGTCCGAGCTGCACCGCGAGATCGAGATGGAGGCCGAGCGGCGCTGCTGCGGCGACAACTCGATTGTCACCTACGCGAACGCGACCTTTTATCCCAAGCAGGTCGCCGACGTCACGACCGGAACCGCAACAACTGCGCAGACGCTTTACAACCCACTCCCGAAGTGCGGGTGCTGCAACAAGTAAAACAAAGGGGCGGCAATAGCCGCCCCGCCTTAAAATGGAGGTAACCTTATGGTGACGATAGATCAGGCCATGCGCGGCGTGGCGCAGTATGCCGACAATGAGATCATCCCGCACCTGCCAACCGGCAAGGGCATTGGAGCCGGGATCGCGCTGGCGCTCATCATGGACGGCGGCAAGAGCCGCATCCTCGCGCTGAAGGATCACCCAGCGGTGCAGATGATGGGCATTATGGACGATGAGGGCAACATCGACCTTGACCGGCTCTACAACGCCGCGAGGACGCGCGTGGACGGAAAGAAGATCCCACTGACCATCCCGGTCATTGGGGAGCTGCGGTTCGATGTGAACGACGTCGACCGGCTTTACAAATACATTCAGGAGGCGTGATATGGGAAAAGAACATTACATTGAGCAGTTGAAAGAGCAGCTGCATGAGATCATGGAGCGCCCGGTGACGCTTGGGCGCGCGGAGGAAGTCACGGTGTACGCGGACGCCATTTGTGCGCTGCGCCGTATGGAGGGCCACGACGAGGCCGAGGGCTTTACCGAGGAAGACGCAAAGGCATGGACGGCCAAGATGGAAAACGAGGACGGCACGACCGGCCCGCACTGGTCGATGAGCCAGACGGATGCTGTGGCCAATATCACAGGTGTTCATGTGAAGTCCTGCGTCTGGTGGGCGGCAATGAACATGATGTACTCGGACTATTACGGCGTAGCTGCCAAGTACGGCCTTGACCGGCCGGAATTTTACGCTGATCTCGCCAAAGCGTTCCTCATGGATAAAGATGCCGGAGGCCCGGAGGCGAAGATGGCCGGGTATTATCATGGGATTGTGCTGAGAGAAAAATGACGTTTCGCATTATAATATTTTGGTTTATGCGCAACATATTGCGCAACAAAACTCAAAAATATACTGACTTTCAATTATAAATTACACCCCTGCTAAGGGAGTAGAGGTGTAAAAAGCCTGCGAGAGTTCGAATCTCTCCTTCCGCGCCAAAGTACCCGGAAACAGCGTAAAAGCGTTGTTTCCGGGTACTTTTTTGCTTTTATAGTTTGAAATGCGGCTCTGTACAAAATGGAACAAAAGTGGTGCCTAATCGTGCTCTGAGGCATCAACACTTGCCCCGTGTGTAACATTATGTGCAACATCATTTTCCCCTGTATTTGGTGCTCCGGGCATTTGATTCACGGCAGCGGCCATGCTGGACATATCCGGGTGGATGTATCGCTGCGTCGTGGTATACTTGCTGTGCCGCATGATCTCCTGAATCACGGACGGTGCGATATTTTGCAGTGCCAGCGCCGTGGCCGTCGTGTGGCGGCAGGAATACGGGACAAGCCGCCGCACCCCCGCTTGCTCAAGGGCCTCATAATAGCGCGTGTAAAATGTCTGCTCCATCATAGGACAAAAATTCCCGACGCGAGATTTATTCTCCTCGCAGAGCTGCCGGATGACCGGCGCGAGAAAGTCCGGAAATACCATGGGTGTCTCTTTGCGCTTTTTTGTTTTGATGCCGCTTTTGACGATCTCGTTGCGTTCAAAGTCGATGCAGGCTTTTTTGAGCCCGCGCAGCTCCCCGGGCATCATGCCTGTGTAGATCATGGTGAGGATATAGCCGACAAAGTGATTTGTGAGATACGCCTCCCATAGTTTTTTGACCTCGTCGTCTGTAAACGGCTCCGGCGGGGTCTCGATCAGCTCCGGGAGCGTGATGTATTTTGAGAGGTTGACCGTCACAGCTTTCTCAGCCAGAGCCAGATTAAAGCAATGCGAGAGCAGCGTCTTCATGTCCTTCCGCGTATAGTATGTGCTGGCCTCGCGGTCAACGACTTCCTGGATCTGATGGATGGTCAGGTTGTCCATCTCAATATCTGCCAAGGAGGACAGGCGCTCATAGGCTTTTCGCATGGCGGACTGTTTGTCGCGGGACAGTTTTTTGTATTTACCTGCTTTGTAAGTCACCCAGTATTCCCGCAGCGTGGGTGCGGCCGGCGTTGGCTTCGGTGGGTCTGACGCATAAGCTAGGGCGGCCCGTTTGGTCTTGAAGCCGCCCTTCGTCTTTACGGTCCGCCGCAGTTTTCCGTCCTCATCCAGATAGGAGCCTGTGCTCCACTTGGCTGTCCATGTGGCGCCGCGCTTGTAGGCGGTGCCCTGTCCATTGCCGCGAGAGCGTATCCCGCCGCGCATGGCCGCGGTCTCCTGCTTCGCGCCGCACTGGGAACAGAACGGGCCGTCCGGAACGTCTTGTTTACATTTGCGGCAGATCATAGCGTCACCCCCAATAGCGGAGACAGCTCGCAGCCGTCAGATGGTCGCGCACCCAGCCGATCTTTGGACTGAGCAGATCGACGAGCAGGAGTATCCCGGCCAGAAATACAATGCCGAGCAGCGCGGCGATGATCTTTCGCTTTAACTTCATGGATTGCTGGCAGAACGTGACTGTTTGACGTAGGTGCTCAATTTCCTTCCGTGCGTCGTGAAGCTCCTTCTGGATATCAGATTCCGGTGGAACATCATCCGGATGGATGTCAAAAAAGCGGTCGAGCGAGATATGCAGGAGGCGACAGACAGGGCCTACGGTGTCGATTCCTGGATTTAATATTTCACCGCGCATGAATTGACCAATGTTCTTCAGAGACTTTCCGGAGGCGTTAGCCAAATCTTGATAGGTCATGTTCGGATAGCGGCTTTCCTTCTTGTTTCGACAAATTTCAGACAAATCTTGTTTCAAAAAACGACTTCCTTTCAAAAAAAGCACTTTTATGGGAACAAAAAAGGAAATTACGGTTCTCGACAAATCACCTTCCCGGGGTGTAATCTGTACTTGCAAGCAGCTCCCACACGCTTGCAGCGGCCAAAAAGCCCCGCCGTCGATGGGATGATCGACGACGGGGCAATCCCATCACAACTGTATAGTCCACTCGCCCACTGCCTTAACAACAAGGAGCACTGGCGATCCAGAAATCATGACCGTTCCATCATAAGACTCTGTTGTATTTACGAGCAAGTCATTATTGACACCGTATGTCCATACTGCGAAATGATGCTCACTGGAATTTCCAGTTATATGCGCGGTTGTTCCGTGACTCTTAATCAATAGAACAGCATCGCCATATCCGGAATAATTACTATCTGCACTAATACTGCCTGTGTCATAAATGGATCGCAGTTCGATTTTCCAACTGCCACTAGCCTTTACCTCGATCGTCGAAACATCGTAGCTTGGATCTATCGTAAATCCGCTATACGGATCAGTTGTATTAACCAAAAGTTCTCCATACTCGCCAGCCGAATTGTATGTAGTCACCGCAAAATGTTCTGAGCTGCTATTTCCAGTGATATAAAACGCAAATGGATAAGATGGCGTGTTGATTGACAGAACATCATCCCCATAGCCATCAAACGTTTGCGGAGCCGGGATATCGACCGGAATCCTCACTTCACATTGAGACTGTCGAGCGTTTTGATCAGTTTCTGCTTGAATAGATGGCGCATTGAGCGGTATTTCCGAAACATTCGGTTTGGTATTTAGCTGCACTGCTCCAATTATACTGCCAACGATTGGAACCAACGCAAGAACGGCGATTACCAAAAACAGCGGTATTTGATAAAGCTTCCTGGCTGATACTGTCTTGCACCATTTTGCTGTTCGGACAACACCTATCAGCGGCAAAACGATCCCCAGCAAGTATATGCGAAATATCAGCATAACCAAGCCAACAACAATCAAGACTACGGACGAAGATACCTTTTTCGCACTGCTGCTGTCATTTGTGCTCATACATCAATCCTCCAATAAAGCTATTCTGGGAAACTGCTGATTTGTGCGATATAATATACATGACCGTTGGGCAAAGGAAAATGAAAAAGAAAGGAACGCTTTGGTATGACTGAACTGCTGAAAGAATTGATGTCGCTGACACCAGAAGGAATTAGCCGTCTTGCCGGGTATATCGCTGCCTTAAAAACGCGAGATAAGACCGAGCCTCAGCCTGAGCGTCGGGCGGAAGTTCCATAAACTCTTTCGCAACTTTATAGACCTCATCGGGTACTCCGGTGGGGTTTTCTTTTTTTATATCGCCATCTTCAATTAAATAATCAACGGTGACGTCGAAATAGTCGGCGATCATCTTCCAGATTTTCATTCCCGGATCATACTTCCCGGTTTCATATCCCGATATCGCCGCTTGCGACAGATTAAGTGCTTCAGCGAGTTCCTTTTGGTTAAGTCCCTTGCTCAGCCGCACTTGTTTAAGACGATTCACTGGCCTCACCTCGTTTATATTATATCAGCCAATTTTATTTTTCCTACGAAATATAAAGAAAATTTATAAAATTTGATTTTTGCTATTGACATATCAAGATACTTGATATATCTGTCTCTTAT